GAAGACCGGGTTTGAACCAGTGACACACGGATTTTCAATCCGCTGCTCTACCAACTGAGCTACATCGGCAAATTGCATTGGCGTCCACCGTCGGTATCACACCGCGCTCCAAGCTAACTGGTAAGGTTAACCTACGCATCTCACGTTGAGTGGACTGACTTATACTTCCATCGTTGCCACCACAGCATTGACTACTCATATAAGTACTAACTTGGTGGAGCCCTAAGGAATCGAACCTCTTGCCAACCACCCACCTTATTAATGGCTACGATTTTACAGACCGCAAGCGGGGAAGGGCTCCATGAATTGTTTGGTATCCTGTAGGGGTTTTGATCCCCTCTCAATAGTTTGAAGGACTATCGGCCACACCAGCTGCCTCACAGGATATGTATTGTTGGTACTCTGTACGGGAATCGAACCCGTCTTTGCGACTTGAAAGGCCACTGTCCTAAACCGATAGACGAACAGAGTATGAATTGTTGGCAGAGGCGTCCGGGTACGATCCGAAACTAGGAGAGTCAAAGTCTACTGTGCTACCAATTACACTACGCCCCAACATAAATGCTATTCATTAATATACAGGCGAAGTTCCGTCAGGGGGAAAATCGTAATGTTCATCCTGTATACTAGTGAATAGCATCTTTCGATGCTATGCTAGAGCTATACCCTAGCCTGTAATTTTTCACTACACAAATGTAGCTTCATCCTACAGTCCGCCCGTTTACAACTTATTATAGTGTGTTGTCAGGGCCACGTTCCCTGGGCATATAGCACTTACTTTAACACTTTGAGTTTAATCGTAAGAGAAGAATTCTCTTGACTTACGTTCAAACTCTTTCTGATTGTACACCCTTTCGAGTTTTTTGTCAATCAGTTTTTTTCTTTCTTCTTCGGAAAGCGTATGATTCTTTAACCAATTCGCTTTGTCAGAAGAACCTAACTGTAACTTACTTTCCAATTTCTGTCAAACCTTTCTTTGTTGTATTTTTACAACGCTCAAAACACAAACCCCTGGGACTTTTTAGTTTCCCAGGGGCTTCTTAGATTCTTTTAGAGATTAGATTCTTGGAATCTTTTCTCCTTCTATGAAGCCCCTAGCTAACCCTTGGTCGTCATTACCGCGAATGCTAATGCTAGGTGTGTTATAACCCTCAAAAGCCCATGACATAGCGGCCACTGGTGCTGTTGCACAGGTTCTCGCTTGTTTCGGCAGTTGATGGTTAAATTGTTTCATAGTAATCTATTTAGTCCTGGTTAAAAAAATTGTCTTTTAAGTCGCTTTTTTTGCGCCTTTTGTTAATTCGATGCACGAATTGTACATCACTTTGAATATTTAGTCAAGCCTTTTGTTTGCCCGAAAATTTTAATTAAAAAGTATAACCTAGCAAACACGGTATCAACTAAAATTCATGAGTACTGATTATAACACCACTTGAAGTGAACCGAAGTGTTTTGGGCATCTTCATAATTTTCTCACTTGTTCCCAGAACCTGTTATGGTAGAACACAGGAAGATGGTTTGTTGCGATTTCGCAATTTCTAGTAAGGCGAGCCTTGTTGTTCTCAAACTCCCTTGGCAGTCTGCTAGAAGTTAGAAGATCAATGTTGTTGGAGACCAAAGTGTGTAGTCTAGTAAGTTTGTCTAGTTCAGTATCATACGAATGATCTACAATGTCATCGAACACATCGAACCCGACAGTTCTAAGGAACTCAACGTATCCAGGACTGCTGACAATGATCGGAATGTTATACCCAAAGACAGAATGAACAAACTTTTCAGTCACATTAAATGACACTTCATTGTAATTTGTTTCCGTAACGAACTCAAGGAAACTTGTATTATATTTGTCACGCAATGAATGGTTGAAGTTATATATGTTGTCATTGGGAGTAGTTTCTTTGTAGATGTTAGGATCATCGTATGCTTTATCAGTTTCGATAAATCTACTGAAACCGATTTCCACAGTGCGTAGATTTGGATCTTCTGAGCGGTAGTATCTGAGATAGTCATGTAGAGTGTTGCCTGTTGTTCTGTTCATACCTAGATAGGATATCTTTGTATGTTCGTCTAACCCAAGCCCATACAGATATGAAACCAAGTATGTCCTGTGGTTTCTAACCCCTCTATTCAAAGAAATCGAATGTTTAGGTGTGACTATCTTTTGGTTGGCTGGTTTGTATTCATTAAACCGATGAATCTGATTAGTAACGTCGCCGCCCATCGATATAACTGTGCAATTGGGCTTGTTTATCTCTTTGTCTAAATTTTCGAGTGACGTTACCAATACAAATTTCTTGTTGTAATAGTAGTCACACATGTTGGAAAAGTATTCAGATAATTCAGGTACTGGATTCATCCATGAGTTTAGCAAATCCACTCGAAAATGATCCTTTACGAACAAAACAACAGTGTCTGTCTTGTTGATGATATCCTGAATCTTATACTCGATTTGCTTTTTGCTGTTGACTGCCTTGTTGAGTTTGTTATACGTAAAACAAAACTTGTCATATAGGTCATCACGGAACCCCGGATCATTTCTCATAGTTTCTAAAAAATGACCGTACAGATCATCAACGTGGTGGAAGTATCTTCCCTCTCCTAATATATGATTGTACCCAAACTTCCAGAAATAAAGTTCTGTTATCTCCTCAGGAACAGATAGGTACGATCCTGGATCAAACAATTCAAGTGACTTAACACTACCGTCAACATTCGACATATACGCAGACCAAGTGTAGATAAATTCTGCATTCTGTAATCCGTAAGATTTTCTATTCTTGTATAGTTCAATGAACAGATTGAAAGTGAAGTCATCATGCGGGGGGCGTGTAATGATATGGAACATGTTAAAACTTGTACCCGAACAAATCTATATCTTTGTAATATGTTTCTTCCACCCACGCACGTACTTTGTCCGTATAGAAGTCGCGGTACTGACTCAGTATCTCTTGGTATTCATCTATTAGATCATCGGGTACTGTTTGGATTCCTAACGCTTTTCTAAGGTCGGGAACTAACGAATCATACTCAATAATGTGGTCCATAATATCTTTTCCACCGTACAAATCAGTCAATTGTGCAGTAACCATTTGCGGAAATTCGGTGTGGCTAGATGCGAAAGTTTCAAATGAGTCTGTGGTAAGAGTATCTTTAGCAGCGTTGAATGCCCGTAAGTTTTTAATATCTAGATACGAAAGATAGTAGGAAAAGAAACGCTTGTATGGTGAAATGTAGATAGCCATAGTTTTTATGGATTTGGTTTTTCTAAGGTCTAAGATTTCATCAATTTCATCGTAGGATGGAACGACGGACGGTTCTAAACCAAACCATTTTTCTATGTTATCATAACTAATAAAGTTGTCGGCATTCTTCAACATGAAGTCATGCACCTCTGATTTACCGGCTACACGACCCATGCAAGTCTTAAAACAATAAAGGTATTCCATTCGATATTCCACTTTGACGTTTTATTTATAGGTATAAACCTACGAACTATAAATATTACATGTTATTTGAAACTAAAAATTATCCAGTAGTTTTTCTTAGCTACAACGAACCGAACTACAAACAGAACCTCAATAAACTACTGACCTTGAACCCAAACACAATACACGTACACGGGGTAAAGGGTAGTGATACTGCACACAAGGAGGCCGCTAAAAAGGTTTTGGCGTCATACCCAAATAGCACCCATGTCATTATTATTGACGGGGACAACGAGGTATGTGATGACTTCTTTAATTTCAGTTGCAACATCAGCAATGATGTAAACTTGAGCAACCATGTGATTAGCTTTAGTGCTAGAAATATTGTTAATGGTAATCAGTACGGTAACGGAAGCATCAAAGTGTGGCCTATACAAATGTTGTTTGAAATGGCTACCCATGAAAATAGTGCGGACTCAACTAATATCGACTTTGATACCAGTAAGTACCTTGAATTGAACTATGTAGCTAGCAATACTGTTATCAACAGTTCTCCATTGCAGGCGTGGCGTAGTGGATATCGTGAGGGTATAAAGCTGACAGAAAAGATAGATTACAAAAATATAAATTGGCGCAACTATGACAGATTGTGGCGTTGGATGCATGTGGGCAGTGACATACAAAATGGTTTATGGGCTATATATGGCGCACGACTAGGGTGTTACCGTGGACTACAGAATCAGAATAACGGAAAAATAAAAGACTTTAGTTTCTTAGACGATGTGTTCTATGGCTTCCATCAAGTATACAAGAACAATTTGGTAGAAGAAATTAATCGTATAGGTCATCTTATCAAATTGAAAACAGTTGACTCACGTATAGAAAATGTATTGAATGTCGTTCAAAGCAAGCAATTTAGAGAAAGTATTCCTTGTATACTACGTAGCCCTGAATCATTCTTAGAATCTACAAGTGAACCTATGTACGATGTTGTGTTTATCAGCTACAATGAATTAAATGCTGACAAGAATTTTGAGTTATTGAAACAGAAACGACCTGATGCTAAACGTGTCAACGGAATCAAAGGGATACACAATGCACACATCGAAGCAGCTAAGTTATGTACGACAGATTATTTCTGGGTAGTTGACGCTGATGCTGTACTAGTTGATAGTTTCAACTTCAAGTGCGATGTTTATTTTCATGAACCCGAATGTGTTAGAGTTTGGCGTAGCAAGAACCCAGTCAATGACTTAATCTATGGTAACGGTGGGGTCAAGTTACTCCCTAGAATGGCTACATTGCGTATGCGAAAGAACATGCCTGATATGACCACTAGCATTTGCGACTTATACAGACCTATGCCAGAACTCAGTAATATCACAGAGTTTAACACAGACAGTTTTAATAGTTGGAAGAGTGCGTTTAGAGAATGCGCCAAACTTGCTAGTCAGGTAATCGAACGACAATATATAGGTGAGACACTAGAACGTTTAAATACTTGGTGTACAGTAGGCGAAGATAGACCTTATGGAAAGCACGTTCTTGCAGGAGCAGTATTAGGACGTGCATATGGAACACAGAACAAAAACAACATTGAACGATTGAAGTTAATCAATGAATTTGACTGGTTAAAAGAACAGTATGACAAATTTTACCCAAATACCATTTGACAAGATAGTTAAGTTTGGTCAGGACACAATGCTAGACAAGAACCTGTTTAGCATTAGCTGGATATTGGGTAGATTTTGCAATTACAGTTGTAGCTATTGTTGGCCCTATGCTCATGCAGATAAACCAGATCATTTAGAACTTGAACTTTATAAACACACAATGGATAACATTAGATTCCAAGCTGCACAGAACGGATTTACAAGTTTTCATTGGTCATTCAGCGGTGGTGAGCCAACTGCATATAAACACTTCTTAGAATTATCTAGCAAAGTATTGTTGGACAGTATTCACATGACAACCAACTTGAGCCCAGGGATACAATGGTGGGAACGATGGTTAAAGTCTACTGAGTTAAGTAGACGCCGTAGCATCACTGCTAGCTTTCATCATGAGTTTGCAGACGAACAAGAGTTCGGAGATAAAATATTACACTTGATGAAACACAATGTATTTGTGACAGTCAATCAAGTTATGGTTCCTGAAAAGTTTGACGAGTTGTACGACCGCTGTAGAAGATTCAGCGAAAGAGGTATTAACGTAACACTTAAGCCACAATCTGATCCTACTGCCAGTCGTGTTGTAGATGGCTACAGTGATGAAATGATAAACAAGATGAAGACGGGATTCCCGCAACATTTCAACGACACCGACGTACTTCAAGTCAAACTAATAGACGATGAGAAGAAAGTCTGGTACTTGGATCAAGCCGAACGTTTCAATGCGTTTGGATTCAACAAGTTTACTGGTTGGGTATGTAATGCAGGATATCAAGGCATTGTTATTAGACAAAACGAAGTCAAGCGTAGCTATAGTTGCCACGATAAGATATTAGGAACATTGACAGAAGGGTTTGAGATATTCAGTGAACCAAAAGTGTGTATCACACCCAGTTGTCTAAGTAGCGCAGATAGTAAGATACCAAAATGCAAATCGATTTAACACATCTGCATCACTGGATGCAAGCAATAAGACAGAGTAACAATCCTATGCGTACAATGGATGCATTCTGGAGTGGACAACTAAAGAGTAAAGAGTGGCTAATCAACGAATTAGAACAGTTGAAACTAGCACCTTCAACTATTGAGATACACGGAGGTTGGGTAGGTGTGCTAGCTAGTATGTTGTTTCAGAGCAAAGTACCAGTACAACATATTGTCAGTGTAGACATTGATCCACTATGTCAGCACGTTGCAGAAGAAATGAACAGACTAGAACACAATGAAGGTTTATTCAGGGCAGTCACTAGCGACATGGTTAACCGAATAGTTGCTACCAATATTGTCATCAATACTAGTTGTGAACATATCACACAAGAACAATATGACACATGGTTGAATTCTAAGTTTGACGACCAACTGTTGGTGTTACAGTCAAACAACTATGATATTCCTGAGCACATCAGAACAGCAGAGTCATTAGCAGAATTTGAACAACAATGTCAATTAGCTAGAGTTTTGTATAAGGGCGAAATGAAGTTGCCGTTATACACTAGATTTATGGTCATAGGTTTCAAATAAGAAATCTATGTTCTTTGCTCTTAGTGTTTCCATTACACAGTCAAATATAGAAAAGTCATCTGTGTTTAGGTATAGTTGGCGTTCATTTACTGAGTGAAAACCAAATATAACACCCTCTTTGACTTTTCTATTGACTAATTTCATTATGCTCAAATAGCTTTGCTGTTTCCAATCATAGTTATCACTAGTCACAGTGAACTTGATATAGGGCCTGAACCAATCTAGTCTGGGCAACAGTACACGAATGTTAAGGTGAATTCTAGGTGAGGCGCCCCAGTTAACTGCTACGTGCATTTTGCCAGTATCCATGTACCAAAAGTTACCATCTACAGGCAAATGATATAGTTTCTGGTCATCTAAGTCAATTAAGTAAGAGTGTTCATTTGTCGTGATAGCAAGATGAATCCTATCGTCCGGATCGTAGTGTGCAGTATATGTATCCTGACTGTCTAGTTTAAGTAATCTTGCTTGTCCTATGTTACCCAACAACTCCAATGCGTCGCCGATGGGTGTGCTTACAAACTCATCCTTGACTTGCCATGGGTCGTTGAAGAATGACTTGGTCATGTTGTTCAACTCTAGGCGTTTGAAGTCACCCAAACTGTTCACTTGATCGATAATGGGCTGAATGTCGATTTTTTCGTTTAGTAGAGTAAGCATCTAAATATTTAATACCATGGATCAACTTAGAAATATTTACGACCATTCTGAATGGTCGAATATTACACACAACATCAATGAATTGCCTATGCCGTTTGATCCAAATTGGAAGAAAGTTTCTGTTGCTCTTTCGGGCGGGGCTGATAGCGCATTACTGACGTATCTATTATGTGAGCTAATTACCAATACACATGCAGATACAGAAGTTCATGTAATTTCTAACATACGTTGTTGGAAGACAAGACCTTGGCAGAACACTGTTAGCTTACAAGTATATAAGTGGTTGACTAGCAGATTTCCAAACATCAGGTTCACACGACACGAAAACTTTGTGCCCCCTGAATTTGAGCAGGGTAACAAAGGACAAACATTTACAGATGAGTATGGAAGAAACGTCAGCGGAGACACTATTGAGTTACGTGCATTTGCTGAATATGTCAGCTATACAAACGATTGCGATGCATATTACAATGGCGTAACACAGAACCCATCGATAGAGTTAGATGGTAAATTGCCCGCAAGAGATGTTAGTCCTAGTGTTGACAACTTCTATTTGACAATAACAAAACACATGGGTAAGGTAGCGTGTCATCCTTTCAGATTTGTAAATAAGAAATGGATCGCTGCTACGTATAAAAACAAGAACATATTAGACTTGTTCAATCTCACTAGAAGCTGTGAGGGCGAGTTTGATAGTATAGACTATACAAATTACACACCAGGACAGTATGTACCAATCTGTCATAAGTGTTTCTGGTGCAAAGAACGTGACTGGGGATTTAATGACTTTTCCAATTGAGAATACTGCACTGCACTTAGAGTTGACTGATAAATGTCAGGCAAGCTGTCCTATGTGCCCAAGAAATCATTATGGAGGCAAAGAACGTTCACACATTGAAAACGTTGATATCTCACTTGAGAAGTTCAAGCAATGGTTTCCAAAAGAATATTTGTACAATTCAGTAAACTATGTATATGCATGTGGTAACAACGGTGATCCTCTTATGGCTAAAGATTGCTTAGAAATCTTTACGTATCTTAGAGAAAGTTGTAAACCAGAAACATTATTAACTATCAATACAAATGGTAGTCTCAGAGACAAATCTTGGTGGACAAAACTTGCATCTGTAATGGGCAAGCACGGAGTTGTTGTATTTGCTATTGACGGGTTCGAGGGTGAGCATGAATTGTATCGTCGCGGCACATACTGGAACAAAATCATTGAAAACGCCAAAGCCTTTATAGCTGCAGGTGGTAGAGCCAGATCAGACACATTGATATTCAAGCACAACCAAGAACGTGTATTAGAGCTAGAAAAATATCTACTAGACATAGGGTTTGAAAGTGTAAATCTAAAGCCTACTAACAGGTTTTACGGGATGAATAAGTTTCCTGTCTATAATAAAAAGCACGAAACCGAATACTTTTTAGAACCCACCGACGATCTTAGATGGGCTAGCAATTTACCACAGCCTAACTATGTTCGTTTGGTTAAGATGGAAGAATATAAAAAGATGCTAAGTGAAGTAAAAGTAGACCCACATTGCATGAAGGGACATACATTGTATATTAACGCATATGGCAAAGTATATCCTTGTTGCTGGGTTGGTAGCTTAGTAGAGAACAGTGACATTGAATCAGTAGCTACCGTAGAAGAACAGATATTACGCAGTCGTTTAGCACTTAGCGCAGTTAGAATGATGGACGAATTAGGTCACATTAACTTACACGAAGCCAACACCGATATATTGACTGAACTGAAACGTGTAGACTGGGGTAGCAAGATCACCAAATACTTTACAACCGATGTGCAAATGGTCTGTGCCAAAAGCTGCGGAACTAATATCTTAGAAGTTATCAAATGAACAGTAAAACATTTTGTATGCACCCATTCACTGGGTTAGCAACTAGAGAAGATGGTGCAATTAAAATATGCTGCCGTAGTTTACCCATTGGGTGGATTCAACAAGAGAGTTTAGAAAGTGCGTGGAACAATGACAAAATGCAACAAGTACGCCGTCAGATTCTCAACGGTGAACGACCTGATGTGTGTCAACCTTGTTTCGATTTAGAAGATCAAGGTGTAGAAAGTCTACGACAAAGACATATTAACGGAGTTATTCCCGAAGCACGTATTAATCTATATCCTGACACAGTATTTAAAGAGATATTGCCCTTTGAGTTCCCTACAATGGAAATCAAACTCAATAATCTATGCAACTTAAAATGTCGTATGTGTAACCCACTAGACAGCACAAACTGGAAAGACTGGGATCAAGTTGTACCCTTCTATAAGAAAGAAAATAACTACCTTGTCCCTACAGTCGAAAAACTAGTTAATACACCCGGACAATATATTGGCCCGTTCGATGACACAGACAATTGGTGGAGTTCATTTGAGAAACTAATTCCGCACTTTAAGCGTGTAGAGTTTGCAGGAGGTGAACCATTAATGGATCCCAATCATTACAAGATACTAGACATGTTAAAGCCTTATGGACAAAACATGGAAATCAAGTATGCGACAAATGGAACAACATTGGGCATAAGCAAGAATAGAACGATATTTGACTATTGGCCACACTTTAAGTCAGTCGCAGTAAACGTCAGTATTGATGGGATACATGATGTGTATAATTATATACGAGGCAACGGTGACTTTAAGTTAGTAGAAGAAAACATAAAACATATTAAGACAATACCCAATGTCAGTCGTGTAGTAGGTGCATTTACTGCCCAAGCAGGAAACATACTACAAGCTGCTGATTGTATTGACTACTTCTTAAATAAGATGAACATTGTATTCTACAGCCATCGTGTCAGTTATCCAAATGTATTGAGTGCGCAAGTACTGCCCGGACCATTAAAAGAATTAGCTATCAAACGTTTGCAGGATGTAAAAGACCGTGTTAGTGAGTTTGCTATTGTGCAGCAATACCCAATACTTGAACAGATTACCAAACGTCAAATTGCCGACAATATCAATTACTTAATGGCTAAAGACCAACACCATTTATGGAATGATTTTGTAGAATTCAATAGGAATTTAGATAAAACTAGATTACAATCATTGTTAGATACCGTCCCAGAATTTAAACCATATGTATAAAATAGAAAGCCGTTGGGGTCATCAAGAGTTCATTAAGATTGAATGGAACTTGGGCAAACGCTGCAATTACGATTGCAGTTACTGCCCTGCAGCTATTCACGACAACTATAGCCCACACACGGATTTAGAAGTACTGAAACGTACAGTAGACAAATTAGCGACATTGCCTAAGCCCGTTAGATTAAGCCTTACTGGTGGCGAACCCTGCGTACACCCACATATTGAACAATTGATACGTTATATCAAAGAAAAGCGTATGTCGTTGAGTATCACTACAAATGGAACAAGAAAGCCACTATGGTATAGTATGCAGAACGTAGATCAATATGTGTTCAGCCTACACTTTGAGTATGACTGGCAAAATGTACTATACACAATCAAAAATGTCTACGACCGATCCAATGGAATGCATATATTAGTCAATGTCATGGCTCATCAAGACAAGATGACTGAGGTTAGAACCGCAGTCGATATGCTAAACTTCCACAGTATTCCATACGTTATTCGTAGAGTACGCTGGACTGAGGGAGATCACGATCTCTTTGACGATATGCGGTATGACCAAAAAGATTTAGACTGGATACTAGAGCATGTCGCAACAGTAAAACCCAATACTATTATTCACGTAGATGGTGGCACAAAAGAGCGCCATGCTAACGATATCATTAAACTACATTTAAATCAATTTAAGGGCTGGACTTGCAATATAGGTTTAGAAAGTTTAATGATTAATTGGGACGGGGATGTACATCGTGCTACATGCAGAGTAGGCGGCAGCTTGGGTAATATCTATAACGGTACATTCAATATACCTACAGAACCAATTATCTGCGACAGAAATTATTGCACTTGCGCCGCAGATATCCCAATAACAAAAGAATTAAAATAAGTGTTTTAATTCAGGAAATACGTCACTTGCTGATGTATTTCTAATTGAGTCCATGTTGTTGATATATTCATTGAACGCGGGTAATAAATGAGTATGATCCTCACTATCCATAAAGTCTAATATAGCTTGCCAACGTTTCCAACCGTATGGATTAATCTTCCAATAATCATCGTCTTGTCGATAGTTGTCCCGCAACCATGACTTAAACTCACTGAATATCTTATGTACTTCTTGTTTATCTTGTTCGGGCAACACTCTAATAGACAAGAACGTAGGGATGTACAATAGATGCATATTGAATATGCCTCCGCCCATTTGTACGTTGCCCGGAACTAATCCTAGATTAATCTTTTTAAAGTTCTGTTGTATCTTCCACTTAGCGAACTCTGGTAAATGTTTGATGTTCAATATCTGAATAGCTGTAGCAATACTAACTTGCACGTTGTCTGGAGTATTATCTAGTTTGTGCAAATTTTCTACAATTGTATCCCAATCGCTAGGATAACGGATATAGTAATTTCTAATATCAGTGTCATCTAAACTGACTGCAAACTTTACACGTTTAAAGTTCTTCCACAATTCAATGATATCGTCAGTCAACAATAACGCATTGCTGTTATAGCGTATCAATATCTTGTCCGCATATCCTCGGTTAATGATTTCTTCTAGGAACTTCTTATGTTCTTTAATCATTAGTGGCTCGCCACCAGCGAAATAAACTTGTTTTAAATTAGGAATCTGTTCGTAAATCTGTTCCCAGAAGTCTGGGTTCTCATACCACGTGTTATTAAATGTCTCTTTATCCCAACGCATTTGTTCACTGATAATAGGGATAGTTGTTTTCTTTAATAGTTTTTCGTGATCCTGTACCCAACGTGAACTGTCATGCGGGCTACACATAATGCATTTAATGTTGCATGTGTGTCCTAATCGTAAATCAAGATATGTTAGTTTGTCCGGAACTGAGCCATCTTCATTGGTATTTTCTACTAATTCTTGCAAGTCAATTCCATCGTTCATCCACGTGTATGTTTCCCATAAACGCTTGCTGATTACACCTTTATCTTCTTCTCCTATACACTTACTGCAACTAGCGGGTATCTTACCTTCTAGCATAGTCAAGCGTACATCTTTCATATAATCGTTATTCCATGCTTCTAATGGCTTACTGTTAGCAAAGTTCGCAGGAACACCCTTTTCATTCTTAACTAATCCAACTGTATGGTCTGTGCCTGCACCACTGGCATTAGCACTACAGCATAGTCGCATATCCCCATTGGGGCGTGTAGCAAAGTGTATCCAGGGTAATACACAGAATGTCTTTGATCCTGTCTTTTCTTCTAGTAGTTGATAGAATTTTTGTTTGTCTGTCATAGTGTAATACCAAGATTGTTTTTAATTTGCTCTATGGTATAGTCTGTTAATTTTAACGTAAAATCCATTTGTGTGATATTACTGTTAGACAACCAAAAATCAATTGCTGAAATGACCTCACTGTACATGATAGGCTTGTCAGTGCTTTTAGCGTCTTGCAGCATGGAAATTTTCAAATAGAGTATATTTACAGATTCTAGTCTGTTTAATTCTTTACAACGTTGTTCTAATTTGTTTTTAATGAATCCGTAAGGGCTACATGAGGGTAGCATATTTTCATAGAAATCCCCAGCAATACTGCCCATTACAATAGTTTTACCTACAGTGTTGTATGTAAGGTCTAATAGTTTAATTTGTGTGTCTTTACTGAATGTGTTGTTAATGAACAAGTCACATCCTTTAATCTGTCCAACGACAATATCCGTATTTTCTGATATGTCGTACCCGTTGCTACGTGAAAGACCAATTACTGTATGACCCTGATTGATAAAATGGTTGTATAATTCTTTACCAATTCCGTGCGTGTGACCTGTAATTACGATTTTCATTATTAGACCTTTCGCAATATTTATGAGGTTAATGGATTACCAAATAAATACAGCATGAATTTCTACGAATCTGTCAAGGAACTTGACATAGAACACAGCGCAGTGTGCAATGCAGCGTGTCCCCAATGTACCAGAGAACTAAGACCAGGAGATTATTCTTGGTTTAATCAAACATGGTTACCCAATGAGTTCTATAGCGAACGTCTTCCACAATCATTACTAGACAATTTAGACACTATTTTCTTTAGTGGTATGGTGGGTGATCCATGCGCCGCACCTAATTTCTTAGAAGTCTGTAAGATTATCAAAGAACGTGCCCCACATATACATATCAAAGTGAGTACGAACGGTGGAATGCGTAACCCAGAATGGTGGAGTGAGTTAGCAAGTATTCTAGGAAAAGGATCTTGGGTCCGTTTCGCAGTTGACGGATTAGCTGATACCAATCATATCTACAGGGTTAACGTTAAATTCGATAAGGTCATGGCGAATGCAAAAGCATTTATTGACAATGGCGGAGAAGCTGAATGGCAATATATTGCATTTAAACACAATGAGCATCAGATTGATGAAGCCAGACAATTAAGCAAAGATATGAATTTTGATAGATTTGTCGTGCGTAGAAGTCATCGTTGGTTATTAGATGCATTGTTCGAAACACAGTACGTGGGCATTGAAATTCCATCAACTGATAAATATGTTCATCCTCTTATCTTAAAGCGTAAAAAGGTTTTTCCTATCAAAGATGCACTGAAAGAAAGTAATACCAGTAAGGTAACATGCGAAGTGCAGGGTAGAAAAAGCGTTTATATCAGCGCAGACGGATGGGTATTTCCTTGTGTTTACATAGGAACTTGTGTTCACTTAATGAAGACCAGAAATCTATATGATGGATGGACTAAATTGTGGGAAGAACACGGACAGGATAAAATCAATTTATTAAAGAACGACTGGGATAGTATATTGTCAGGTACGTTCTTCAACGGTATTCAACAGAGTTGGAATGTTGGATACGAAGATGGTAGATTAGCAGCATGCGGACTATTCTGTAGTGAAAGTGCAGCTAGAATTTTTGACAGTCAAGTAGATTACGATATTATAGAATGAGTTACCAAGTTATTTTATTCACGGACACACCCGGAGCAGATTGGTTAAGTCGAGGATACGGTGCCTACAGACTTGCCAGTGATTTAAGAAGAAACGGATACACTACCTTAGTTGTAGAGTATAGTTCAAGCTGCACCTGGGACAGATATTGTAAAATTATAGATAACTGTGTAGGTGATGATACACTAGTTGTAGGTTATAGCACAACTTGGTTCCCTTATAGAGAATTAAACAAGATAAACCCACGATACAGCGTAGGTTTTAAAAGCAATAAAACAAACCCCAACACAGACTTTTTACCAGAACATCACCCCTGGTATGATGATAGCCTCAGTCACAATTTCAGTATTGAACACCCTGAGCCATGGATTGAGCGTGTGAAACAAAAGAATCCAAAAACTAAGTGTATTGTCGGTGGCGCAAAGTCTAATGAATATGTGTTTGAAACATGTATTGACAATGTATTCCTGGGTTTTAGCGAGAATATGCTATTAGATTATGTACATAGTTTAAGCGGAAAAGGTCCTAAACGTATATTCAATAAAATTGTTAATTACGATCCAAAAGCAAGCGATCCACGATTTGATTTTAAGAGTAGTCCTACACGTTATGTAGAAACTGATTGTTTAGTTCCAGGAGAGTTATTGACGTTTGAATTTGCACGTGGTTGTATATTTAATTGCAGTTTCTGTAGTTATCCACATCGTAATCAGAAAACTCACGATTATATCAAGTATCAGGAAACAATTTATAACGAATTAATGGAGAACTATGAAAAATGGGGCTGCACTCGTTATATGATTGTTGATGATACATTTAATGACAGCACAGAGAAATTAGCATATATTAA